TATAGGAAAATAGGAGAACAAAAAATGGCTATAACACAAGCAATTGCAAACGCATTTAAGAAGCAACTCTTAGAAGGCGATCAAAACTTTTCATCATCAAGTGGTGACAAGTTTAAATTAGCTCTTTATACTTCTTCAGCAACTCTAAACTCAACTACTACAGCTTACTCAGCAACGAACGAAGTTGCTAACAGCGGTACTTATGCAGCTGGTGGTGGCGCATTAACTAATAGTGGAACATCAATTAGTGCTGGTGTCGCTAGATGTGATTTTGCAGACCTTTCTTTTACAGGGGTTACGATAACTTCTAGAGGTGCATTAATTTATAATACATCTTCTGCAGTATCAAATGCAGCAGTTTGTGTTTTAGATTTTGGAGCAGATAAGACAGCTACTTCTGGTACGTTTACAATTCAATTTCCAGCACCAACAAGCACAGCAGCAATCTTAAGAGTATCAGGATAATAGGGAGGTAAACTTCCTATGGCTAAAACTTGGGGATCGCTTACATGGGGCGTAGGTAACTGGGGAGAACAAGCAAACTCAACTGTAGCTCTTACAGGTATAGCTTTATCCGGAGCGACTGGTTCGGTAACTACTGCTGCAACTGTTGAATTCGGATGGAGTAGACTTGCCTGGGGAGAAAATGCTTGGGGCGAATATGGCGATGCCATTGTAACTGGTAATGCTATGACTGCCAATCTTGGCAGTGTTACAACTACAGCGGATGCCAACGCAACAAATTCCACAAATAATAATCAAGAATTAGGTGTCACAACCGGCACTGCCACAGCAACTGGAACTACTGTTGCTTATTTAACTGGTATAGCAATGACGGCTGCACAAGGAACTGCTGATGCAGGTCCTGATGCAATGGCTACCGGTATAGCAATGACAGCTTCCGTTGGAAGTGTGTCTGCATACAATCAGGCTGGTTGGGGTCGACAACATTGGGGAGATAATGCCTGGGGCGTAGAAGGAACTTGGGTAACTGCATTAGTTTCTGGAATAGGTATGACAGCTAATGTAGGTAGTGCTTCTATTGAAGGCGACGCTACTATAACTGCAAGTACATTAAGCGTAGCACAAGTAACGTTAGGAGCAGTAGACGTTGCGCCTGATGCAATGATTACCGGTAATTTTATGATCGGTGCATTGGGAACATTAGGAATGCAGGGAGATGTTGCAGTTGTTCCTACTGGCATAGGAATGACAAGTACTTTAGCATCCGTAACTGCAGATGCAAATACAATTCCTACTATTACTGGTATAGCAATGACTGCTGCTCTTGGTACAGGAACAGTAATTAAAATTCATACAGATGTAACACCAACGGGATTTGGCTTGACAGCAAGCCTTGGAGCTGGTAGTGCTTTAATATGGAACGACGTTAATACAGGTTCAGCACCTTTAGACCCACCTGGTTGGGTGGATGTCGCTGCTTAGAGTAGTTGACACTAACTCTTTATTTTAATATTATAGAAGTATAAGGAATTAAAAAATGGCAA